ATTCGCTTTGGCCTGCGCCCTTTCCACGTCGTTGTTTGCCTTGGCAATCTCGCCTTGACCTTCGAGAAGAGACGCCTCGTTCTTGAGTTTGACGACCTTATTGGTGCGTTCTATCCCAGAGAGGCCGAACTCGTCCATCTGGTCCCGCAGGGAGGCGCGCTTCACCGCCGTTGCCTCGCCGAGGAGGCCGCTGTTCGCGCCAGCGGTATCGGCACCAAGCGTGTCCTCGGCAATCTTTCGCCGGGTGTTCGCCGGGCGTGCTTCAATGTTTGCCGCGGACTGGCTGATGGTGTCCTCGTTCGTGGCCACCGCTGCCCTCCGTTTGGACGGCTGGACGGTGATGTTGTCGATGATGTCGCTGGTGTCGAGGAATCCCGACTTGAACGCGGCATGCAATTTGCCGATGGCGTCCAGCGAGTCGGTCTGCTGCGGCGCCGGGACGGCCATGATGTCACCGCCCGAGATTCGACCGCCTTGGTCTGCGTAGGTAGGCATATTCAGAACATTCCCTTGCCGGTGCCGTAGCCGTTCGCTGCGCCGCCGGTTTTAGCTGCGCCGGAGGCGGCTCCTCCTGCGTTGTACGCACCGAGACCCGCGCCGAGTCCGCTGCCGACAGCTCCGATTGCAGACGAGTAGAAAGAAGCGTCGGCCAGCGACTTTTGAGCTTGTGCGTCCCCGAGCCCGGCCAGTTTCTGATTCTCGTTCTTGATGCGGTCAAGTTCAAGCCCGGCCGTCTGGATGCCGCTGAGTCCGTAGTTCGGCAGGGCCTCCTGCGCGGTCTGGAATCCGGCTTGAGCACGCGCCATCCGGGCCGCGGGGATGTTGTTGAGGGTCGGAATCAGATTCTGGAGAATGGCCGCACGCGAGGACGCAAGGGTCGAGGCTCCTCCTGCTTCCGCAAGCGCCGATTGTACCCGCTGCTGCTTGAGCGCCTGCCCGGCAGCTCCGAGGACTTGCCGGGTGCTGCGGCCGGCGGCTCCGTTGGGGTTCGAGCTGACGCCGGTGGCTCCTGCGCGTTCAAGCCCGGTCCGCACCAATTCCGCCTGAAAATCTGCCGGGAGGGTAGAGCCGGCATCGAGCTGCGCTTGCGCGTCGGCAAGCAGTTTCTGCTTCAGAGCCTTGGTGCCCGCGTCATCAATGTTCTCGTTGTAGAGCTGGCCGGAAATGGAGTCGACCAATCCGTCGGTTGCCTGCGGGCCGGATAAATCCGCGAGCCTCTGGGCCGAGTTCTCTCGCAACTTGGCGAGGGCCGGGTCGACTTGCCGCTGAAGGTCAAGAGTGCCCTTGTATTTCTCGGTGTCCGCGGTCCGGGCCATCTGCTGGATTTCCGGGACGTTGATAGACGTCATCTTATTGATGGCGTCTGCCCGCGCGTTCGCAGCCGACTTCGCGCCTTGCGCGCCCATGTACGCGGACCCAATGGTGGCTGCGGTGCCTACTGCGACTGCGGTGATGGCGAGACTCATTCGGTTTTTCCTTCTGTGAGCAGGCCCTTCAATTCGGCCGCTTGCAGCTCGGTGATTTTCAACAGCGGTTCAACCAACATGTCCTCTAGTTTAGCTGGGTCCTGCTCATCTGTCGGGTTCGCGTGGACCGTCCCCCAGACCATTTCCTCGTGGACAATGGCCACTTTGTTCACTCCGACGCCCGACGGGATGACCGCCGGAGCCGTGAGGTGCCGGACGACCCCTTCGACCAAGACCGTGACCTTCCCACGCAGCAAAAAATTCAGGAAAGCCGTCTTGTGGCAACGCCCGATGACGAAGGTGCCACTAGGCACAGTGAACTCCCGGTAGTACACGCCGGGGGCAAAAAGGTGTCGTACCGGACACGGGACCTGTTCCTCCTCCAGACAGCGATGCGCAAAAGTTTCGATTTCCTCGCGGGAAATCAAACGCTTTGCGAGTTCGTAGCTGTCGCTCATGTCAACTGGTAATGTCCGTACCCCTACCTCGCCGTTGGTCCGACGCGTCGTCGATGACTAGAAACGTGCGCCTCATGGGTCAGGCGATTTCGGCCCAAGCAGCCACTTTCCATTTGGCTGGTGTCAGGAAGGCTCCGGGATATGGGGAGAAGTAAAAGGTATGGTCCAAGTTTCCGGGACGGGCAACATATACCTTTTGTGAGTCCCAATACACACCATAGACTAGCGCGCCATCATCACTACCCGCATTCATCATACATGACCAGTCTAGGACTTGGTCTTTGATAAACGGGGGGTCATCTATGGTGCAAATCATCCGGGCACCAGCACGAAATGGAATGCCACCTAGATTATGGGTAAACGATTGTTGTGTGCCTGCGTCCGGCACCGCTTTATAGTCAGATACACTTGTATTGTATCGCGGGTTCGCCGTCCAGCGGGACTTCAAACCCCCGTCATCAACCGTGGAAATTACTTGCCCGAGGGTTCCGGGAGCGATTGAGGCCACCGGGAGCTTCCCGGCCACCGGGAGCCCTGTCGAAGGGTCCGCAAACACCGTCTGGCCCGGCGTGACCGTCGTGAACGTGATTGTGCCAGCCGCGTTGATGCTGACGAAAGATTTCGGGGTCCCGAAAGCATCGACAAATTTCGCCGCGGTGATGATTTTGTCAGAGAGCTGGGCCGTCGCATTGATTCGATTCGCCAAGAGGTACTTGGTCGTCGGGTCGAAATTGGCGAGGATGATGTCGACCAGCGTGTCGAACGGGTAGCTAAGACTGTCGTCGATGTCGAGCGGGATGTACGTGCTCGTCGACTCGTCCCAGACATACGGCTTGGTCCCGAACTTGAGCCAGAGCCCTTGGTTGCTCGTGGGCGCGACATCGCTGACGACGACCCGCAGGAGCTTGAAGGGGCTGACAATCCGGAGGCGCTCCACCAAGACGTCGAACGCCTCTTGCAAAGTGCCCGAGAAGGCTGGAGGCATGGGCGACGATTCAATCGTCAGGTCGGTTACACGATGGGTGGGGTCCATAAAAATCAGGTTCCGACGGTCAAGGTGGCTTCAGCACTTTGGATGCTGCCGACGATGTTCGTCACCACTACGGTGAACGTCCCGGCATCGGCCGCGCTCACGTTTGCCAACACCAAGGGGATGTTGGTAGCCCCGATGATGGCGGTGTTGTTCTTGCGCCACTGGAACGTGATGGGCAACGTACCGGACGCGGCCACGGAGAACGTCGCGGTGGCGCCGGGTGCCGCGGTCTGGCTCTGCGGTTGGGTGACGATGGTGAGTGTCGGCGGCGTTACCTCGCCCGCGGGACGCAGCACCGGCATCGTGTAAACGCCCGGGACCGCGACCAGCCCAGAACTCAGAAGGACGTCAGGTTTCAACTGATGCCTCCATAGACCTTGGGGGCCAATTCCGCAAGCTCGTGGTCCACTTGGGCTGCCGCGGCCTGCTTCGCCTGCTTGAGCGCCGCCTCAGGGCTCACGGCACTCACCGCATGTCCTGCTGCGGTCCGAGTCATACCCCGAGCCGTTCCGGTGTAGGCTGCGTCTGCCGAGTACGTGCCCGAGGACGACTCAGACAGGACTTCCGGGTTGCGTGAGGTCGAACCGTTCCTCCGGGCGTAGCTCGTGACCTCTGGTGCGCTGAAGGCATCGCCGGTGTTCGACTCCGGCTCTTGTGCCTCGGTGAAGAACCGGGCCTGACGGACGCCGGCTTGCCCGCTCCATCGGATGAGGTGCTGAAACGAAAAATCGAGCTGCTCCGAGCGCGGTTCCTCAATGCCGTCCGAAGACAACGGGTCGGTCTCCGCGGCGTTCTCCAGCTCTTGGGTCCTCAGCACTCGGGACTGGACGCCGCCTTCAGCCAGCAACGTGGTCGGGGTAACCGTCATGCCCATGCTGACCACCGGGCAGCCCCCGGTCGAGAACGTCCGAAGCTGGCTGCGTTTGTACCTCCCGCGGTTGGTGCCGCGCCAGTACATGGCCACGTTCACGTCGTGTGCGACGTCCACAAACGACGCCTCCAGAAACCGGTTGCGCTTGAGCTGGCTCGTACCACCGGAGTATCCGCGCAGCTCCAACGCAGCCTCGATGTCCTGCCCGTTGTCCGTCCGACCTTGGAAGCCTTCCCAGACTGAATTGTTCCCTTCCGCGTCGGACATGAGCCCGTAGATGCGGTCTGCGCCCTCCACGTTGACCGCCGCCCAGTCCGACACGTTGAAACCTGTCCAAATGCTGGACCAGACCGGGTTCGTGGTCTGCACCAACGTGCTGAGGACAGAATTGTCGAGCACCCAAGTGTGGACGTTGTCGTTGCCACCGAAGGGCACGCTGACCAACAGAAAATTTTCAAAACTCCCGATGACGACCTTGTTCAGCGCCGAGTCGACCCGGGCCTTGTCGTCCGCCATTTCGTTATCCGCCGAGCGCATCGAGGACGAGACGAAGGTCTGTGCGGCGTAGTTCAAGTTCGTCAGTCCGCGCCCGGACATCCACCACAAGATGCCGAATTGTTCCCGCACGGACCGAGAGCTGACGCATCCGACATCTGGGAAAATCTTCGATTGAAAATTTGCGGTATTGGCCCACAAGTCGCGGTTGCGGTTGCTGGTCGCAAACGCGGACGCGGACCGGGCCGTGAACGCAATCATCTGCGAGCTGCCGGTGAGCGCCGACGTCTCCGTCATCGCCGTGACGTTATCTTCCAGATAGAACGCGTCACTTCCGCCGAGGTAGTACTGCTCGGTAAAGTTGAACGGGTCCAGAATGTTGCTGGCCAGAATCCGGTTCCGGTTCGCCACCCAGAGCCGGCTACCGGTCCATATCATCGGGCCGCCTTGCGGAGTTTTGTCCAACCCGGTGATGTGCCCGTTCTTGGAGCCGTCGTAGTACGCCGGCGGGGCGTCCCCGTCCTGCATGAACAACACCCGGCGCGGGTTCACGAACGAGTTCGAGTTGTCGGAATTAAGGGTCACCGCCTGCTCGGTGAGTGCGAAGAAGACGGTCTCCTTGTACGGGTCGAACTTGATGTTCGGGAGCTGGACAAAACTGTTGTAGGGGTATGACGAAACGTGGACGTACCCGGCGATGACCGCGACGAGCTGCGGCATCCCGATGAGCGGCAAGAACACCGTGAAGCCCTGCCGGCGCCCCGCAGGCAAATCAGCGCGCCAACGGAACCCGGGGCGCGTAGAAACGACCCCGCGCCGGTTGATGGTGTTCCACGCGCGGCAGTACGTGCCCGGCTGAAGCATGGTCGGGTCGACCGAGGAGTTCATACCCCCCGGGAACGCCACGTCGCCGTCGAGCGGCGGGAAAACGATGTCGGAGCGACTCATTCAAGGAAGTCTTGACCCAACATGGTGGCTGCGTCGAACTGCATCGGAGACCCAATCGGCGGGGCCGTCGAGACCAAGTCGTTCGACAACATCCGGATGGCGTTTGCCTCCATCGCGTTGCCGCTGCCCGGGTCCCGGTCGATGTAGTGCTTGACCGCCTGCATCCCGACCATGAGCGCCAACCGGCTGCCGAGGAAAATCATGTCGTCCTGTGTGGACAGGATAGGGGACTTCCGCCGGAACAGGATTCGGACCCAGTCCGCGGAGCAGGACAGCTCAATCCGCCGGAAGCGCGGTTCGACATCGTTCCACTGGTAGACCCCGAGGAGATTGCCTTGGTTGTACGGGTCGCCGGAAAAATCCCGTGTCGCCAGTCGTGACCGGCCGACCATTGGAGCCTTGCGGACGCGGGTGATTCGACGCACCAACGGGGCGGTCGGGTCCGGCATCGGGTAGCCATAGATGGTCGGTACCAGAATCCCATCGACCCAGCTCCCGTCGGGTTTCTTGGTCCGCAGCTCGACGCCCTTGTCGTCCTGCCCGTAGACCCACAGCTCCTTGCCGGCGTCTTCCTCTTTGTCGAGGTACGCGACCAACTGGGACGGCTTGGTGATGTCCTTGAACGTCGGGTTGAGACCGCCGTCCATCCAAGACCATTTGCAGCTCTTCCACCGGTCGCCGGGGCCGTTGACGTGGAACTCAAAGAGCGCGTCACGTCCGACGACTGGTACACCGTTGATGTTGACCTGAAGCGGAGTCTCCACCTCGGTCGGCAACGACACGCAACGGCCCGTTGCGCAAACGTCGACGTACCCGTTCATCGGTGTCCATGTACCGGCATCCGCCAAGAGCTTGACGGTGTCGTTCAGGTACCGAAAAACGGTTGACGCGTCACTCGTCCCAAAGATTCGGAGCGCATCCGGCCACAGGTCTTTGACGAGTACGACGGGCATCAGAGCTTGTCTTTCGGAACCGACTTCTCAAAGGCTTGGTCCGCCGTCTCAAGCGCCGGTTCATCCTCCGGAACGCCGCCGTCGAGCAGTGTGATGTTCTTCAGGATGAGCCCGCGCATTTCGCCATCGACGGAGGCCGGGTCAATTTCGTACTCAACGGTGAGCGTACCCTTCGGAGGGAGGTCGGCCGGCAGGGCTTCCGCGGGGATAGAGACGTTCGTGCCTCCCATGGTTTCGACTTCGACCATGTCACCTTCCTCTGGCGCACCGGCTTTGGTGACCAACGGAGCGGGAGGAGGCATCGGGGGAGCTGCGGGAGGTTTCGGGGGCATAGTTCAGGGGATGGGGGCGGTGGGGACGGCCTTGGCACCGGCAAGAACCGGGCTGGCGGGGACACTGACGGCTTGCTTGAACACCGCGACCACGGAATTCGTGGAGACACTGGTGATTTGGTAGTACCCCGAGGTCTCAATGAAGACCCAGAGCCCGGTCGCAAACGACGCAACCGAACGGAGCGGGATATTGATGCTGCCAGCAATCGCAGGCGGCGTGAAATTGGACGACGTGGTCGTGTACCCGTTCAGGCCCGAAGGCCCGCGGGGGCCGGAGGGAGTGACGAGTGCCCCGACCAGCACGGAAACGGCCGGCGAATCCACGGTCTGAAGCAGCGTCGCCGAAACGGACTGCGTGGCCGTGGCGAACACTTGAAGCCAGCCAAGAGTGGCGACGAAATAGATGGACCCGACCGCGATTCCAGACGCGTCCTGCACCGCGAAGGTGACGTCCGGATTACTCAACGTAGGGGACGCAAAAAGCGTCTTTACCGTAGTAAACGCGTTGATTCCGGCCGCCCCGTTGGTGCCCGCGGCGCCTGCCGGTCCCTGCATACCAACGACGCCGGCCAAGAACAGTCGCTTGAAGTAGCAAGCCAGCCCCTCGTCCGGGAGTCGGGGGTTCTCCGGGACGCCCGTGTCGAGGTCGCACGGGAGCACCCAGACAATCTCGCCGTTGACGACCTCCTTGGTGACGGTCCCGAAAAACTGGAGAACGAAGTTGTCGATGACCGACGTCAACGGTTCCTTGGACGCGTCAACCACGACCGGTTGATTGCCGCAAGGGCCACACCCACAATCGCTATTGGTCGAACTCATCTGTTGGTAATGTCCTCCTTGCGCCTCGCCCGCATGATTGCAATTTGGTTCAGGATACCCAGAATGCCGACCAGCAACCCGATAAGGGTTCCGAGGAACCGGAAAACTGGTTCCCCTACTTGGAACCACGACAGCGTCGCGGCTGTGACGGGGGCCGCCACGGAAGCCGCCAGTATCGGGATGCTTTTCATGGAATTCAGAGGGTGCATCACGCCAGCAAGGCTACGTTGTGCTGGATGAATCCGCAAACGTGGGTTTCCATATATCAAGGCTCTATAATAACGTAAGCTACAATTCTGGTGTCATTTGAGTTGCTTGAATTGATTATAAATGATGTACCGGGCACCCTTGTTCCCACTGTAAGAGACCCGTGCGAGGATGGTCCGCCGGAGTCAGTTTGCCCGGTCAGCAAGATGTTTGAGGCAGCCGTGACATAGGTATCAACCACGGTCACGGTGCCTGCGACGAGAGTAGCGCGGCCATGGCGAATCCGAGTAAATAGAGAACCATTTGCGCCAAGCATCCACTGACCCGAAGCGTTTATACTACCATAGGTCGTGGACGTGACTGCATTGGCGGAGGTGGCCGTTGCAAACCGGAGGGTGGTTGCAGCTTTGTAACCACCAGACGCCGCACCAACAACAAGGGTATTCGCGGTAGACGTTGGAGACATCCGGAAGAAGCCAACACCGACACCATTCGCGTAGTCCGCCGCGACTATGTTCAGGTCCTTGTTCGTGTTGGCAGTTCGGGCGCGGGAAGTTGATGCGCCGTCGTCCGCGCCGAAGCTGATGAGATTGACCCAGAAATCCATTGGCGCGACGGTTGCGGCACCTCCGAATCCGATTTTGGAAGTCGCTGGGGCGATATATAGCGGTCCAGTGGTATCGACTTCGGATGCGACGACCAGTGCCCCAACGAGTTTATCCCTCAGGGTCTGGTCAGAGTCACCCGGGGTCGGTGTCAACGCCGTGATTTCCGCGCTCGGAGTCAATGGAGCCAACACTCGCCGAATGCGGTCTTCCCATCGTTGCCGAAAACTATGCCAGATTGGAACTCGTTCGGTAGCCATAAAAAAGCGGTCACGAGTAATGTCGTGACCGCTTTGGAGTTTTTGGGGGGGGGGGCTCGCTTAGATGGAGCCGCCAGTTTGGCCGGCTGCGAT